TAAATTTTTTATCACTATCTGTGTTTTCAGATTGATTCATTGTTCTTGTTAAATATGTTCCAGCCATTAGTTAAATTGTCCTCCCCCTGTTGCTCCGAAGCTAGATTGTAAGCTAAATGCTCTATCTGCTGTTTGACCTTCGGCATCTGTTATTCTAATTGTAAAATTGTATAGTGTTGCAGTAGTTGAACTACCACCAAAATCTGTTGTTGCTAAAACTCCTGCTGACGAAAGAGTTACATTAGCACCTGATAAATTTGAACCTACTTCAGAAAATGTTACTGCACTATCTGATGAACCTGCGACTGTCGCAACTGTACCAGAAAAGTTACCTGCAACTGTTCCAAGCGAACCTGCGTTTGTAGAAAATGTAGGTGCAGTAGAAGCTGTTAATATATTGTTTGTACTTCTTCCTGCGTTACCATCTGGGTTTTCTATTCTAACAAAATAATTTCCAGAAGCTAAAGTTACATTAACTGAAAGTGTTGTTGCATTTGTAAATGCTACTGTATTAGCAATGGTTATTGAACCATCTGTTTTAATAAATTCTACTTGTGGTATTGAAACAAATCCTGTTCCTGTAATACTTATTGTTGTAGCTGTTGCAGGTGCGATTGTTTGAGATACATCTGCTACTGTTGGTTTAGTTTCTGCCGCATCTATCCAAGTTAATTGGTTTGTAGAATTTCCGTTTGTTGCCAAAACTTGATTTGCAGTACCAACTGACGTAGGTAAAATTAAAGTATATGATTGACCTGCTGAATGTGCAGGAGATTGTATTTTAACTCCATGAGAATTTTGTGAACAGTTTAAAGTAATCTTACCATCTGCTGAAGAACCATCTCCAGTCGCAACTATATCTGTTTGTGCTATTGTACTCGGTAATCTTGCATTATTAATAGTTCCTGCATTTATAGCTGAACCATTAACAGCCGCTACATTAAATGTTCCGTAAGCAACTATGTCTAAAACATCACCTACAGTTGCCGCACTAATTACTACAGAAGTTCCAGATGTAATTGTAACATCACTAGCTGATAAACGAACTCCGTTTAAATATACGTCTGCAAAACCTGCGTCATACGCAAGTGTGTTTCCTAAAGTGTCTGCACCAGTAAATGTTGTTTGACCTGCTGTTGCAATATAAGTAAATCTTGCTGAAGTTCCGTTTACTGTAGAACCTGCCGCAGCCCAACCAGATGACTTGTAAACTTTTAATTCGTTAGCTGTTGTGTCAAAATATAAATCTCCAACTGTTAGTGAAGATGTCGGTGCTGAACTTGAAATTCTATATTGTTCTGCAAAGTTATTTACTGAAGCTAGGTTTGTAGCAACTGTATTAATATTTGTAATTGCTCCACCAACATTATTAACATTAGTGATTGCTCCACCTACATTGTTAACATTAGTTATTGCTCCTGCAACTGCTGTAATATTTGAATTAGCACCTGCTACTGTTGTAATGTTAGAATTATTACCTGCAACTGTAGTTACGTTAGCCGCAATGTTTTCTACTGCCGCTACGTCACTTGATATGTTTGCTACTGCTGTTACATCAGAAGCTACTCCTGCTACTGTTGTAACATTAGCTTTAATATTTTCTACTGCCGCAACATCACTAGCAATGTTAGCTACTGCTGTAACGTCACCTGAAATTCCTGCTACTGTTGTAACATTTGCTTGTATACCTGCTACTGTTGTAACATTAGCTGATACACCTGCCACTGTAGTTACATTAGCGGATATACCACCAACTGTATTAACATTTGCAATATTTGCTCCTACTACTTCAATCTCTGAACTAGTTTCGTTTAAATCATCTGCAACTGTTTCAATTTCTGAAACTGCTTCTGCTAAATCATTAGCTACTGCAATTACTTTTGCAATATCAGTTGCTACTGTATTTACTGAACCAATGTTAGTTGCCACTGTTCCAATGTCTGTAGCGTCTCCTGCTACTGCATTAATATTTGAAATATTACTATTTACTGTATTAATATTTGAAATATTAGAGTTAACTGTAGTAATAGCTGTTTTGTCTGAAGATGATAACCAAGTGTTTTCTAAATAGTTTTTAGTTACTGCGTCTTGAGCTGACGTTGGGTTAGCAACATTTTTTAATCTTTTGTTTCCTACGTCATATTGAAAGTCTGCGTTATCTAAAGAGATAACATCTGAAGCATCATCAATAGCTTCTTGTGACATAAAAAATGCTTGAGTACTGTCTGTATCTAAATCGTTTTCAGTAAGAACTGAACCCGCAGCATAATCTGTTAATCTTGAGGTTTGAGAAGTTTTTCTTCTAATTTCTATAGAACTAGAATTAGCGGGTGCTGAATCAAAAGTTAAAAGACTTCCCGCAGAGTTTAAAGTATAAGATGTAGTAGCGACACCGTTGATAGTAACAATCAAATCTGCCGGGTCTCTATATGAATATGATATAGCGTAAGCAGTTGTATTGCCATTACCTGTATATCTTACAAATGAATTAGCCATTTATTCTCCTTTTCTTCTTCTAATATGGGGTCTTATTGTTGTCTGTTCTCTGGTAAGTTCTCTGTAATTGCTCTTAGAAACTGTTGTAAGCCTATTAAATTGTATAATGGCAGTATTCCTATAGCTTTATTTCCGTCTGATTGAGAAAATGTTCTCTCAGGATTAAACGTAGATTGAGAAACTGATTTGAGTGTTGGTATTAATTTTTGAAATATTAATGAATATGTCGGGTTACCTGTAATAATATTAGTATCAAGACCACTAGTTCTATATCCAAAAATTGGGTTATCAGTGTATAACGAGCCTAATAAGTTTGCACCTATAGGAAGTAAAGAAGCAAATGCAGCTCTTTGAAAACCTGCTTTAGCAATAGTTTCTGGATTTAATCTTCTTTCATAAAATTCTTTTTGATTAGGATGTGCTAAACCTGCTAGTGAAGTTTGTGCTGAAAACATTAAACTACCCCAAAGCATTGAGTTCATAAACTGGTCAAAGACAATAGCATCTCTCATTTTTAAACCATACAAAAATTGTTTGGCCCAAGATGTAAACATAAAGCTTCTAAATTGATAAGCTATTTGACCTAAGTGTCCGTCTGCATTCATTCCATATTCTTTTAAATATCCAAAATATGCTTTTTCACCTATGTCTGCCTGTTGTACAGTTCTATGTGCAAGTCTTCTCATAGCCATAATGTAAACTGCTCTAGTTTCATTTGACCATTTGTCAAAATTAGTTTTACTTATTCTAGTACCAAGTTCACCTTTAGTCCAACTAGTGTGTGTTTTAAATTCATTAGAAATCTTTTCTAACATTGTAGGGCTAATACCTAAATCATCCATTCTTGCTTTCATCTGAGCGTCAGACATTCTATTTTTATTAAATCTTAATTTTGCAAAAGGGTGACTTCCTTTACCTACTGCCCATTTACCAAAAATCTGAGTCATTTCAGATACCGTTACAATTTGCATTGCAGAGGTACTTGTAAATTGTCCAGAGTACGTGTTTGTAAATCTGTTTAATTGGTCTAGTTTGTTTTCAGCAGTTGTAACTAAATCATCAGACATGTTACTACCAAAATCATCTAACCTGTTTGTAACTTGTTGTATGATAGAATGATTCCCAATACCACCTAAAGTGTAATCTATCTCTCTAATAAAATCATCAATACGTTCACCATTTTCTAAACGTTTCATCATACGTCTAAGTTCAGGTACATTACTTAACGTTGCTCTCCAACCTATTAAACCTGTAAGGTTACCCATCTCAGACATGTTGGCAAAACCTACTTGGTTCATTACCCTTGAGTAATTTAATTTACGAATAAATCTACCTGCTGTTGGTGCTAACCCACTTGGATTAGCTGCAAGAGGTTTACCTTTAATATAATTGTAAGCCATATCTAAAGCATCTACTTCGTTATCCATTTGCCATTTTTTTAGTTTGCTAGAATTAACTGTAGTTGCGTTGTAGTCTTCAATAATTTCTTGTCTTAATCTTTGAAAATCTCCTCTAGATTTAATACCTTTATAAGCAAGAGCCATATCACCCATAGCACTGTGTGTGTAGTTCATGAAGATAGCTTCAGCATTGTTTTCTAGTAAATCAGAAAAGTTAGTTCTTCCATCTGTATAACCTTCATTAAATTTTATTCTTCTTTTTAAATAAGATGAACTTGCACCTGCTGTTCCAGGAGCAACTTTAAACATTTTGTTTATTAAATTGTCTATTTCATCCGGGTTTAAATCTGTATGCTCAGACATAGTACGTCTAAACGTTTCACGTTTTTGCATAGTCGTCATAATAAAATCTAAATTAACTCCACCTTTAGAAAAATTAGAACGCTGGACAACGGTCACAAGACCTTCAGCTATTGTCATTTTTTGAGCTGCTGTTAAAGGTTTTTGTTTAGAGCCTTTAACCATTGTGTCATCCATTGCATTTACTAAAAATGTTTTAAGATATTGTGGGCCTTTACTAGCGTCTTCTAAAATCTTTTGATATTTTTGTGGATTGTGAACTCTTGTTAAATAATTAAAATTATCTACAATATTTTCAGCGCCTTCTACTCCAGTAATTTTAAGCATTTGTAATTGCTCATTTAATAAATTACTTTGTACTTTTGCCATTTTAGCAAGCAGCTCTTGGCTTTCTTTACCCACATAGCCTAATTCGTTAACAGCAATGTTTTCTCCACGAATTACTCTTCCTACTAAATCATTAAATTCTTTTCTAACTTTATTATTATTAGTACCATTCCATCTGTGTCTTCCTAATTTCTTTTGCTCTATCAGCCATTTTTTAAGAAAATTTGTGTGTGGAACATGATATAAAACCATCATTCTATCTACATTCATATCCTTAACTTCAGACACAGTTACAGGTCTTGTATAATTTGTTAAACCTTTTTTAGGTGTAGAGTCTCTAACTAATAGACTTCCCATTTTTCTCATTTTGTTACTCATTGTCGAACCCATAGCAGCAGAAAAATCAAACCTAAATGCTCTGGCCCAAGTTTCTGGAGTCATATCTGAGTCACGGAGAATATTAAATTCAGCCATTCTGCCTCTAACATATTCGTTAGCTGTTGCTGTATCTTCAAATACATTTTCAGGTGTTGCGTCTTTCCAACTACATATTTTTTTTCCCATTATAAACATTTCCTTATTTCTACAGTTCCATCTTTATTAACTTGCATAATTAATTCGTCTGGTTTTCCTGTTTGGTTTTCAATCATTTTAATTTCAAATCTACCATCTGGTCTTTTAACAGTGTGCAAAGCTAAATCATAATTGGGGTCATACCAATCAAAGGTTCTTTCACCATTTGGTTTTAAAGGGTTTGGGTTATTAGGCCCAGGTACTAAATTAGCACCACCACCAGTAGGAGTAAATCCTCCATCATCTCTAATAAGTTTTGTGTCAGCTTCATCTGCTGCATCTTTAAATTGTTTTGTAAAACTATTTGATTTTACTTTAGGCGCTCGTATTCCAAATAAACTTCCAAGAAATGCACCGGCCATTATACCGTGCATAACATCATCAATATCGTAATCAGGTCTTTGTGATGCTAGATAACCTTCAATAGCAC